CTGAGCTTCCATGCTTTTAAAAGCTAAGCTTGGTCTTGCCGATTTGTTTGGTGGTAGAGCTCCGATAGGCTCATCTGAAACACCTGGAATTTTCATGAGCCATCTATACTTGCGTTTAAAGCAAGCAGTTGTTTTTTCCAATCCATAATCAAAACTCATTCTTTGTGCCATTGTAGCCTCTTATAAAAATAAAGCTCCGTATCTTTATAAGATTCGGAGCTTTACAATTTTTGAAAGGATTATTACAGTTAACAGACTTTTAGCAACCAATACACTGTGGCGCAGGTCTATTACCGCACTTGTTTTCGTATATTGCTTGGTAATATCTAAGGGTCAATTCGACTGTTACTTCTTCGGATGAACTATAGTCAAGGTCGCCGAAGTTTACAGCCGATGGCCATACACCTCTAAGTTGCCATTGTTCAAGTTCTATTCCGCAACCATCGTACATTTGCAAAAGACCTTGACCAGCCCAACCACCATTGTTTCCATCCCCTTGGATGGTGGTCTGTTGCATCATCTTTGAGCCTGTATCTTGGAAGTTATAGATCGAAGCCAACCAGCTGTAAAGCCCAGTGATACCATTGTTTTGTGCTCTGGAAACATCATAGTAGGTCACGGTGATGGTTTCCCAGCTTGCTTTTCCTGGAATCCACATCTTTCCATGAAGGTAGTTGATTTCAGTTTCTTCAATAGTCAAATTTGGTCGACTTGCCAACTTTACGAAATTTTTGCCGATCTTTTGACCATTCCATGTAACTTCGAATGTCCATCTGTATTTTCTTTTGAATATCAAGTTGGTGTTTGTAGCCAACTCATTTAAGTGCATTAATGCCATTTTTTAATTCCCCTTTCAAAATTTAGAATGCATCTGTGCTTTCGGTAAAGTCACTTCCGGTTCGATGAATACTGAATTCAAGGAACATAAATTCAACTGCTCTAGTTGGTTGTACACCAATTCTTGCTCTAAACTCATTCCTATCGATCACATCGGAAGTGTTGAGTTCGGCATCGGCCTTAATTTTAAAATCTGTAATACCTCGGTCAGTCTGAACTTCTTGAAGAATTACAGTTGCAAGTCTTACGAATTCTGCTCTAAATTCTTCATCATGAGGTTCAAATAGTAAGGATCGGGACTTTACCTTGATCTGCTTTTCAATGTAAAACATTAAGCGTCTTACATTTACACGATCCAAGGCTGTAGGCCTTCTCTGCAAGGTTTTTTGGCCCCATACACAGAAACCTTCGGCATCTGCGAATTGAATGATCGGATTGATGCAGTTTCGGTAACCATACATCAAGTCTCTTTCTTCTTGGGTTGGTCTTGCATAAACATCGTTGATTCCAGGAACAAGACCACGGGTTAAGCCAGCTGGCGCAAACCATGGACGAGCAAGGCGGTCGCTTTGTGCATACACAGCCATTACAGATCCACTTGGTGGTGCCCAGATATCAACTCTGTTATAATTGTCACGGATGCGAACCCAAGGCCAGTAAAGCGCACCAAAGTCACTATCGAATCGAGTGGAGTTCAACGGATGAGTTCCATTTTGCCATGCAATGATTTCATTTACAGTCAAGCCGAATGGAGCATCGATGATTGCCATGCAATCCATACGGAAATTTTGACACATGTAAAGCAACTCGGTTACAACAGTTGTGCTGCTATGGCCAGGAACTGCAACAAGGTCAATGTCAAACGATTCAGATTCGCTGACTGCATACAAGCCGCTATAGGCAACAGAGTTACCAATCAACAGTGCGTCTTGCTTGTCTGGATCGGATGGTATACCATCGGAGCCACCAGAAAGATTGTAAGTTCCATCAGCTGGGCCTGCAAGGATGTCAGTATTGTCAATCACACGGATGTAGTCAGAAACTAGTGATAGATAGCTGCCAACATAGAATGTGCTAACGGGATCCTTGGTAAGCTGTCCCCAAGATTCAACTTGACTACCATTGTTGTAAATTTCAAATACCCAGTTTCTGTCACGGGTATTGTTCTTTACTACAACTTGCGTGAAGTTACCTTCGATACCATTGGTGTCAGCGGTAACCATAAAAGCGATATCATTGTTGTTATTTGAGTCGCCATTGATTCTTCCATAGGTTTCATCCGCAGCATCACCAGTTACGCCCGTTGGGCTTACGCCAATCTTAGTTGTGGTTGAAAGACCAAAGATTTGTTCTGCGGTGCTAGTTGGTTTGATACGCAGGCGTGCGTCACGACCATGATGCAGTGTATAGAAGGATAGTGATGTGCCACCCTCAACAGCTGCAATCCAACCGCCAGGAAGGGCTCCGCCATTGGATACTTTCTGGTTGTTGAACTCTTCAGCGACTTCATTTGCAGTCCAGCTGCTTCCTTCAAGATCGGCAAGGCTAATGGTTTGAACAATGTTGTCAATCAACACATTGTCAGTTCCATCAACAACGATTTCAAGTGTAAGGCCGGTGTAGCCATTGAGATCGTATACGCCTGGGGTTTGGTAGCCAACATTAGGAAACATTGACATGGATCCAATAACTGATGCGGTTAACATCCCAGTTCCAAGACCAGTAGGATTTCCTTCGGATACGAGTCCACCATAAATGGCATTCTGCACGGATACAAATTCAAGTTCTGCACTTGGTCCATATGCCCATTTGCTGCGTACACTAATAGTTGCACTATCGCTTTCGTAAAACTCAATTCCATCATTCTGAATGTCAATTTGGTCATTTAAGGTATTGACGAGTTCAGTAACGGTATAAGTATCCTCAAGAACAACAAGTGTTCTCTCGCTGAGAGTTCCATTAAGTCTCCATCTAAAGAAGGAGTCTTGGTCAAATGTGTATGGTCCAGCGGTCGCAGATTCAACTTCAATGATTGTTCCAGCTGCTGGAACATTAATTTCTGCAACCGTTGCAGATTCGTCGCTTACTGGATCGGTATCAGCCACACGAACCACATAAAGTTCGTTAGCAACCAAGAGGTATGCTTCCGCTGCGTAGATCAAGTATGGATCGCCAGTTTCTGGATGGGGATTTCCAAAAGTCCTTCTCAGCTGTCTCTGAGAAGCAATTACAGTAGGAAGATTAATTGGGCCTTTGCTGGCAAATCCAATTAAAGCAGCCCTGTGTAGTGTCTGTTCTGGCAGAACAAAGCTAAGGTCTTTTTCTGCAATTCTAACACTAGGACTAATTGTGTTCGATGGTGGAAACCCTTTTAAAATCGCCATAGTCTATTCTCCCTTTTTTGACAAATAATTATTCGGTACCTGTTTGACAGAGATTAATCCATCATTGACTGCTCTGTCTATGTATTCAGTTGCTCTTTCATCTTCTAAATAAAAAATATTTTTTCCACATCCGGTGCCTGGGATGTTTAAGCAAGTGAATGAGCGAGGGGACTTCCTTGACCTTATAATCAACTGGACTGGAGATCGATGCTTGTTTTTAATTTCTAACATTTAAGTTCCTTTGCACTTTCTTCCAATCTCGCCATAACCTCATGTATCTGATCTTCGGTTAACCCATCAACCAAGTCTATCTTGGTTTTGAGCACCGCTTTTTGTCTGGTGATCGGTTGAGGTATATAGGTCTCAGTAGTCATTTGAAACTGATATTTTATAATTCTAATTGCTTGATCACCTGGTTCGTATTCCAGATTGTTGGCAATAGAGTCAAGTTTTACTATAATCTCATACGGAACGCCAGTCACCGTTATATATGCCGTTTGGCTAAATTTTAACAAAATTTGCTCTAGAATTTGATTCATGTCTTCCATGTACATAGTCCATGCGTACAATGTGTATGATATATCGACTGGTATACCTCTTGCAAAACCGAATACTGTATCACGATTATATTTTTCACTCGTGGTAAAGCCTGGCTTGTTGTCTTCACGCAAATATCTTCTGTAATCCAGAGCTTTATGGTAAACATATCTATTGGTGTTAAACTGTATATCGCTATCATGTATGGCGAGCATTGGCAACTTGATCCTATCTACGACTAGTGTTTCGTCCTTGCGTACATTGTCAAGAAGTATTGCTGCAACAGCTTTTTCTTGTGTTCCCCAAATTATTGGTATTGGGTGCGCCTTGCCATTCTCATCAATCACAACGATATTTGTAAAAAGGTCACGCATTGCGTCATCGCAACCCCTCTTTGCCTTCGAGTACCTGTAAATGGTATTTCTGTTTGGCTCTGCCGTGTCATTCAATATCTGACCGGTCTGCATAGGGTCGCAGTTTGCGGCGCTACCAAGACCAACTTTTTTATTGGTTGTGTCTTTGAGCCAGTTCAATGACTCATCATTTACCGCACGGCTATTTGTTGCGTTTCCTGGGTCACAATTCTCTGGAACTGGATCGTTGTTGGGGTTATAATGCAGCGGACTCTTTGAGTTACACTCATTGAGTCCTTTGGATGGATGGTTGATGTCGTTCATGTTCACCTTACTTAGTTATGAGGCACACTACCAAAATGTCTGAAAGTATTAGAGTAAAGTATCGCTCATGGCATAATGC